ACTCGATCTCCAGGGCGTCTCCATCCGGGAGCAGATCCGATTCGATGGATGCCTCCCAGCGCTCCGCCCAGGGCGTCATGGTGTGCATGACGAATTCCAGGCTTTGCTGCTCGATGTTCGAGAAAGTCGCCCGGTCTAAATCAGCAATCATGTGCGGTGGCACACGGAACAGGCGGGCAATGTCTGTTATTTGAAACTTGCGCAACTCCAAAAACTGGGCGTCCTTGTTCGTGACGCCCACCTCGTGAAACTTCATGCCGTTCTCAAGCACCAGGACCTTGCCCCGGTTCGAGCCAGACTGCGCAGCCTGATAGGACTCCCGAAACACCCGCTTGGCTTCTGCATCCTTGAAGTTGCCCGGGAACTCGATCCAGCCGCCTGTGGGTTTGGCATCGTTGGAGAAGAACCGAGCCCCGTAGTCCTGCGCGGCCAAGGCCATGCCCAGGCTTTCTCGCGAGAGATCAATGGGACTCAAGCCAATCAGCCCATCCGAAGACAGGCCCCTCAGATGCCAGATTTCCCCACGCGGCAGGACGATCTCGGAGCCAGCATGATCTCGGATGCGGTATCGGTAGTCGCCCGAGGACAGCAGCTCCATGCGCACCCGGTCAGGGTGAATCGGGATCAGCTCGGTGATCTCACCCCGGCTGTTGGCCAGGATCTGGCAGAAGGCGTTCCCCCTCAAGGCCAGATGACCCTGCAGCATTTCGCGCCACTCGAATGGGTTCTGGTACCGGTTGGGCCGTTTGCCTAGCAACTGGTAGAGCCAGTGCTCTGTCACCCGGTCCTTGCCACCGTCCTTGCGGGGCCGGTAGACCACGAGAGGGAGTGACGCCATGGTCTCCGAGAGGATGCGCACGCAGGCGTAGACCGCCGCCAGGCGCATGGCCGAATCGGCCGAGACACGCATGCCCGAGATGCTTCGGGCCGAAACAGGCTCAAAATAGAAGCCACCCCAGGGTGAACGATCACTTTGGACGCCAATCCTGGAAGCTCTGAAGCGGTCAAAGAAGTTAAAAAATCCCATGACGTCAGAGCACCATCAACTCGTAGTCGGATCCCAGCACCACCGATTCGCCCGGTTTGATCGCCCGTGAGAGGGCCATGATCAGTGCCACGATGCCGTCTATCTTGTTTTCTGGTCTTTCCTTCCTTGGATAGATGTTGTCTTTGACGTCCGTGTGGGCGACCACGTTGCTCGCCATCCATGCAAGGACCGGATCACCGTCATGAACGAGCTTCTTTTGCAGGACCAAGGCCTCAAGCGTCTTCATCGGCTCGCTGAAGTTCAGCACCGTGGGACGAACTTCGATCATGGGCAGGCCCTCGGACAACATGCGCGTGGAAAGCTGCGTGGCCTGAAACGGGTCAAAGGCAACGGCTTGCACAGAAAACCGCGACGAGATGTCCAGCAAATCGGCTTCGATCCAGCTGAAATCGATCACGTTGCCCGGCGTCACCGAGAGGCGTCCTGTATGGGCCCAGCCCTCGTATTGGCTGTTGCCTGCCGCCTGGACCGTGTCCTCAGGCAGGTAGTACTTGCCAAACACCGCGTATGCGTCTGGTGTGTCAGGGTGCTCGAACACCATGACGAGCGCCGCGATGTCCGTCTTGCTGGCCAGGTCCAGACCCAGCCAGCAGGGCTGACCCAGGAATTGATCGAGCTCGAGATCCGGATTGGCACTGGCATCCCAGGACCGCATGTCCATCCAGGCCGTGTCTGCATTCACCCATTCGTTGAGGTGCTTGGTCTTGAAGTTGTTGACCGCACTGGGCAATTGCATGGCCTTGGCCTGCAGGGGCACCAGGATCTCCTCTCGCACCGAGATTCCCCAGTTGGGGTTGGCTTTGATGAGCGAATCCTTGGCGGCCCAGTCATCACCTTCATCGAGCCCGTAGATGATTCCGAACTGTGAGTCGTCTTCGAACACCCGGTTGAGCAGCTTGGTGACAAAACTTCGGACCTCGTAGCAGATGCCCGATCGGTTGCTGCCAGCCGTGGTGATCACCCACAGCAGTGAGTTGTCTCGCTTGCCGGTACCGGTCTCCACCACGTCATAGACCGTTCGGGTCTTGTGGGCGTGCAACTCGTCGATGCAGCCGAAGTGGATGTTCAAGCCGTCGAGCGTGGAGCCTTCTGCCGAGAGCGCCTCGAACTTGGAACCGGTCTGGAGCACATGCATGTTGTGAGCCCCAACGTTCACGGAAAAACGGTTCCTAAAACCCGGGCTCAGGCGCGCCATGGTCTGGGCATCGCCAAAGACGATGCGGGCCTGATCGCGGGTGGTGGCCAGCGAGTACACCTCAGCGCCGCCCTCGCGGTCGGCTGCCAGCATGTAAAGACCTACTGCCGAGGACAGGGTGGACTTGGCATTGCCCCGAGGCACCTCGATGTAGGAGCGCCTGAAGCGGCGCTTACCGTCCGATTTGACCCACCCGAAGACCGTGGACAGGATGAACACCTGCCAGGGCTCCAGAACGATCATCTTGCTGGCCAGTGGGCCTTTGACGTGAGGCAGTCGTTCAATGAAGGCGCACAGGTTGTCCGCTGGCCTGTAGGGCCTGCCATATCGGTCCAGCAGTTCCGGATTGAACTGGTAGAGACTGCTCTTGCGCTTGAAGCGGATCAGGTCATCGAGTTGGCGTTTGCAGGCTTTCTGGACCCACTCGCAGGTCAGGATCTCGTGGGAGACAACGCGCTCGGCATATTGTTTGGCGCTTGCGGCGTATGTGCTCATCCTGTATCCCTTTGGGTCAACCCACGATGTCCTCCCAGAGATCGAGCTCCTCGCCCGGGCGTTCGTTTGGAATGGAGATGCGCGAGCGAGATGCCGGGGTGAATCCCATCTCGATCGCAGCTTTGGTCATGATCTGGGCCTGCTTGTTGGCAATGGCCAGGTAAGGCGACTGCATGGGCACGCCGCTGTGGGGCGCCTTCACCAGGAGCCCGGTCTTGCCGATGCCCGCCTGTGCCTGCCGGTAGAGATCTGCCGCACAAGCCCAGATCTCCAGCACGGACATGTCAAGCTTGCGGATCAGCGTGGGCGGGGCACATTCAAGCGCGTAGCGCCAGGCGGCTTTGGCACCTTCTGGCATGTAGTCCGGAGGCTCGACCAGCAAGCCCTCTGGGATGGGCTCGTGGTAGTTGGTCCGGCATGGCTGCAAGGTCCCTTTGATCTGCTTGACTTGAGTCGGCAGTGGCTTGCGTCCACCCATAAATCACCCGCTTGGTTTGATGTTCATCTGATGCACTGCCTTTGCTGCAGGCTTTGGGGGATACCCCCCCTTGTTCAATTTGCACGCACAAAAAATTGCGCAGGCCCACGCATCTTGGGCGCCAGTCTGTAGAGATTCAGACCCCCTACCCCCTCAGGACGGGGCCTGGTTGCGCAGGGATGCCGTCTCTGAGGCGGTCTTGGCGTTGTGACAGGGCACGCACAGGCTCTGCAGGTTCGCTCGCTCAAAGCGCTCACCGCCAAGCTTCACCGGAACGATGTGATCGACCACCTTGGCTGGTTGCAACAAGCCCTTGGCCTGACACCTACAGCAAAGCGGGTTATCCCGTAGCACCGCTGCACGTGTGTTGCGCCACCTGGCCGATTGATAGAAGCCGAGCTCTGTGTCGAACCCACGCCGCGCACGCCCGTACTCACGGTGCACTTGGGGCTGGTGATTGGAGCAGTAGCCGGGCACGTTCAGCACCTGCGCGCAACCCGGATATCTGCATGGAGTGGGCGCACTTCGCGGCATCTCAATCGGCTTTCAAGGAATAAGCGACAGCTTGAAAAATTGACTTGGCTTCATCTTGATTCAGAGCGTCAATCCATCACATCGGAAAGACGAAAGGAACAACCCGATGAAGCAAGACAAGAACCTCAACAAGCTTTTTGAGCAGATCGCTTTGAAGCATTTCTTTATCGAGACGCTGGAAACACAGCACCGCGATCGCTTGGACTTCCACGACGTCTCGGTCTGGGCAGTCAAGAGCGCACTGGAGGCTGCTTACGCCGCAGGCCACGCTGCCGCCACTGCAACAGCACAAAACACATCAACAACATCGAAAGGCAAACAATGAAACTCACGGACACCCAACGCGCACTGCTCGAAGCCGCTGCACAGCATCCTCAAAAGAAACTGACCAACTTCCCCGACACCCTCAAAGGTGGTGCACGCATCAAGGTGCTCACAGCCATGCGCAACGCACAGCTGATTGCGGCTAGCGCGTCAGAGCCCGAGGTGTATGTGGCCACAGCCACAGGGCTGCAAGAGATCGGCATCATCACGCAGCCACCACGCACAACACGCGAAGGCACCAAGCAGGCCGTGCTGATCGAGCTGCTCAGCCGCGCCGAGGGTGCCACGCTGCCGCAGATGACCGAGGCCACAGGGTGGCAGGTCCACACGGTACGCGGCGCGATGGCTGGTGCGCTCAAAAAGAAACTGGGGCTGGAGATCACCTCAGAGAAGCAGACCGGCACAGACCGCATCTACCGCATCACCACCACAACCGTTTGAGGACCTCATGAACCCCATCTCTATCACCATCGAATCCAAGCCCATGACCATCAACTTTGATGGCCGCGAATTGCAGGTTCAGAAGCTCAGCATCCCGTTGCCCTTTGGCCGAAAGCCTACAGACATCTCCGACATTGCCGCTTGCGGCGTCGAGGCGGTCTACGTAACCGAGATCCGGGAGATGGACCCTGAAGAATTCGATGGCTTCAAATTGAACCTGGGCAAGTCTCGCGACTGGCTCAAGGGCAAAGGAGGCGATTACTGGGATGGCAAGTTGTGCGTGATGGTGCGCGCACCTGGTCGCCCCTACTTGTTCATCGATCCATCCGGAGGAGACAGCGTTCGCTACCTCGCGCGTCTGGGCTGATCAGTCACAAATAAGCAACTGATCAGAAAAATTGGATGAATCGCTTTATTTCATCCCCAAGTAGAGCGTTCATACAGTCATCGCAACAAGGAGACCCAAATGGCAGCCATCACCACCACAGCGCAAATGGAAAACAACTACGACCGCTTCATCGCCGAGCTGACCGCCCTCACCCGCAAGTACGGAGTGGCCATCCAGTCGGTCGGGGGCGTGTACCTGGCCGATCAAAAAGGTGAATTCGATAAGCTCACCTACAACGCCGACATCACGAGTGGCGACCTGTACCCGAATTTTTCGGAAAACTGAGAAGAAAAAGGGCTGGCTGGATTAGAGGCGCATCAATGAATCGAACCGCCATAGACCAGCTCACGCAGAGCCTTGTCCGGAAAGACTGCACCTTTGTAGAGGGGGCCGCAGGGTGTACCTGCCAATTTGAGGGACAACGCAACCGGATCGATTGAGCCACCTTGATCACGGTAGCCCTCTGCCAGGTACGCAAACTCGTTCATCACGCCCAGTACGCTTCGGTTGGCTGTCTTGGCATAGACCACCTCACTCATGCCACTGATTTCTGAATCAATGAATTGGGCTGGCATTTCCAGCGCTCGAAGAACATCACGCAGTGCTATCGGGAATCGCTGCGCAAGCGTTGCAGCTGGCGCCAAGGGCAACAGCACAGGCAAAAGCGTTCGCTCATTGACCACAAGTGCCATTTGAGGTTTCCAAAACAGCGCAGTGGCATACCAGTTACCA